TTGGAAACAATTAGAACTTCTGAAAGAAGATCTGACGACACCTTTAAATTGCTTGAAAAAGTGTTTGGTCAAAATGCAGATAAGCCAATTAAGGTTCAAGTAACGAACTGGCCTGCTCCAAGTGTTTCTCAAAACCTAAGCAGTAATGAGTCACCAACTGTGCCGTTGATAAGTTAAAATAAATATATTCAATGTCATTAATAGTTGAAATAACACCTCATCACGTAACTGGAATCCAAAACTCTTTACAAAAGTTGGCCAATTCAGTTAATAATGTTTTTGGCGGAAACAATACTAAACAAACTATTACTAATACTGCATGTAGAGGTATTTTACAAAATGACATTAACATCACTTTTACAAATAGCTATAGTCAGACGGCATATCAAGGGATATATGGTGCATTAGAAACAGCTTCAAAAACTCAAGTGTTAGGTGCGACATTCGGTGCAAGCTTACAATTAATAAAAGCCACTGCAGACGTATCTCAAACTGCTTTGAATATGGGAGGTGTTAGTTTAATAGGTGCAGGTGCCGCATCGACTAGATTATATCAAGGATCTACGATGTCAGGGTTTACTACTACAATGAAGTGGTATACTCCTAAAGATGATAGTTATATTAATTCATTAAAAGCTTTGATGATATTAGGATTCCCATCATTAAGAAATCCCAAGACAAATACTTCAGGTATTCTTGAGGATTTAAGTAAAGATAGTGATCGAAAGGACAATTTATTTGGATCCTTCATTAATAAAGTTCCACTAGTAGGTCAACTTCCAACTTTAGTCACTGACATATACGATTCATTATCAACACTCGCATCATATAATCCACCAGTGATTAAGGTGACTATTAAAGATAATAATGGAAAAGTAATCTTTAACTTACTTCCATTAGTAATATCAAATATAACATTAAATTGTTCAAGAGAAACATTTTTATTAGGTAAAGGAGCCAATGCTCGTAGAATTCCTGTAGTTATTAGTGCTACAGTGTCATATGAATTCTATCAAATATATGGAAACAATGGATATGCTGAAGATGAATTGGTTATTGGTGGAGTCTCACTCTTAGGCCCAATGGATCCTAAACATGGATAAGTCGTATTTAATAGAAACTAAAAATGGACTATATGACCTACTTTCAGATAGTGTAAAATTTGAATTTAATGAGCCGCCGTTGGCTATTCACGTTGTGAACCAAAGTGGACTTGGTAGGCCAGATTTGCTAGCATATAGTTATTACGGAAACCATAATCTGTGGTGGGCTATATTAAAAGCCAATAATATACGCTATCCATTCAGAGCATCTCTAGTACTACGAAAAGCTAAATTTGAAGACCCAAATAAGCATCTAATTAGTGACATATTTCCAGGCGCATACATTAAGATCCCTACAATTAATGACATCAATAATCACTTAAATATTATAAAAGGCAATAATGTATGAGATCATCATGTGTGGCGGCGATTGGTAACATTGATAATGGTGGGGTTGTTTTCACGAATGACCAAATACTATCATGTACATTTATTGAAAATCTAAGTACGTTACCAAATGGAAAAATAAAAATTAAGGTACCTTCATTGGGACTTGACGAACTTATTAATTTACCGTCAGGTGTTTCTATCAAAATTACAATAAGTAATTTTGAAGATCCTGATTCCATTCCTAAGGAAACTACTGTTACATTAAAAGGCACAGTAGTGAAGCATTATAGTTCAAATGGCGGAAATGGTGTAATTTTTGGCCAGTTCTCAACATATGTGATTGAATTTATTGTTGCTGGGCCTGACATGTCTCATTTGCAGTTATTGAAAGGCCAAGCATTGCTTACTGATTCATTTGGCGCAATTAAAAAGCTTGGCAAGTTGAGTAATGCTACAATATTGTTTGACGATTCGTCAATCAAAACTCAAGATAACATGAAATGGTTAATTGTAAATAGGAACCTAGTGACTGGTCTTGATTTTATTGCTAGTAGATCTTATATCAATGCTAATGATGCTCTGTTTGTTAGCTATAAGATTGACGGAACTGTCAGGGTTGGTTCTATTCAGACCTCATTCAACAAATCAAAAGAAATAGGTTATGTATATGCAAACTCTAGATTTAACATAGTAAATACTCCAACTACAACTAATAAATCTAAGGGATTGATATATGGCGCATTTTCTATAAGTCATGCCTCGGCAATTAAACAATCTATGGCATCAACAGGTATGACAATGTTATCCTTACCAACCAGCAACTCAAATAAGACAACTACTCAGCAAAAAGGTATTGCGCCCACTGGAACTAGTGTACCTGGAAATAATAAGATTAACGGAAACACTGTAAATCTAATAGCCAGAAAAGATGCTTATATTAAAACACATCCGAATACTCACGATTATTATGATATGGCACCTATAATAAGGAATGCAGTATTCTCTAACTATTCGCATCAAGTAGATATTCTAGCATCAGGTGAAAGTGTAGTAAATGTTGGAGATGTCATCACTGTCATGATTCCAACTAGTGGAACTGTTGAGAGTGGCAATGATGTCTCGTATTCTAAAGTATTATCTGGCAAATACTTCGTACACTCAAAACTATACCATGTCGATGTGGGCGACATCTTCTATGTGAGATTGACCTTAGTTAAGAGTGATATTAATTATGACACTGCAGATTATAAAACATTGTTTGGTATTGATCCTTCGAGGGTGAAATGATAAATGCACAGAAGAACATACAATTAGATAATATTGAAGATCTTAGGAATGAAATATTCCCTAGGGAACTAATGTATCTAGAAGGAACTTACAGTGCAACTGTTACCAGATGTATTGACAAGGGGCGTCCAGGGTGGATTAAGGTTAGTATCTATGGATTGACTGACGATTTACCTTTAAAAGATCAGCCATGGGCAGAACCGCCCCCAATGCAAAATTTCCAAGTACCTGATCCTGGTGCGAGTGTTCTAGTTACGTTTAGGGATGGAGATATTCATTATCCAATTTGGCACACTGCAAGTTCTCAGAATAATGGTAAATTCTTTCCCACTCATGAATATACTGACGACTATCCAAACAACCATGTAATATATAATTCAGCAGATGGCTCAATTATAAAAAATAATAGAAAAACCGGAAATTTTGTAATTGAACATTCAAGTGGGACAAAAGTAACAATTGATAAGGATGGATTGATGACTGTCACTAAAGAAGGCATAACTGCCGCCGCATATAAGAAATACAAGGTAGTTACAAGTGCGGCATTCTGTCCTTTCTTAGCTTCATTAGGAGTAAGCCCTCCAATTCATCCAACAGGAATAGATCCTATTCTAAGTATTGATGATATTGGGCTTACCTAGTTGTTGTCTAAAGATACTTAATAAATATTCTTAATGACGGCTAAAACTACAGTATTTGATTTAGTTTCGCAAGGGGCAACGTGGGTTATTGGCTCTAGTAATTCTGGTGGTTCAACTGGACTTCCATCTATTATAAAGAAAGTCTCTGATTTTAGTGATTCTCTTACGTTTGAAAAATGTTCACAGTTTGCTAATCAAGGATTAGATTTTATTGGAATTGGTGAATGTAATCCTAATGTTCAAACTACGTTAGGTAAGTATTTAAAAAATAACAGTGCTACTCGATTCTTAAATAAATTTACAGACGCATATGGTAAAATAAAAAACACCATCGATAATACAATTGATGCTGTTAAGGAAAATTTTCAAAAAAGCTATTATTGTACAACATTAGCGCCAATGTTCAACATTTTGGTTAATCTGTTAGAACAACTAATTGAGAAACCTAAGATGATATTGGCCATGATATATCGATATTTGGAAAAGATATTGGATATTATTAAGAATCTAGTGAATAGATTGTTTTCATGTTTTGAGTCTGCAATCAACCGATTTAAGTCATTATTAGATGGAATTAAAGTACCTGATTTTCTTAATTTTCTTAAGGGGATAACTATTTGGAGTGAGCGATGTGAAGTTATTGCAGGACCTATAGTGTCTATGTTTAATAATTTAGTGAAAGATGGCACAATAAGGTCCATGTTAGTAAGTCTAGGGACTATTCAAGATGTGAATCAGGAAATTAGATTTGAGTCGATCCAAGAGGTAAATGCGTTCCTACAGATAAGTCTAAATTTTGCAGATAAGTTGAATAATGAAAAAGATAAATTGCTCAATAAGGTATATGATAGTTCGTTAGTGAAGAATGCGGTGTATGGGTATCAGATGGTTAAAGCTTATACTCAATATGGAGTTGCAATTGTGACTCAAAAAATACTATCTCCAATTTTGAAGTTGGCTTCTGCGTATAATAACATGTTACATGCGAGATCTAGATACTTAGGTATTGTTGTCAATCATGCAATTGGATGGATATTTCCTCCAAAGGGATATAAACATAATTATGAGGACAACATAATATATAGACCTAAGTATTCAATAGTGGATGTGTTGATTATATGTGATTCTTTAAATGATTGTAATGATTACCTCTGCGGCGGTATTCAAAATAGAATCAAACAAATGTTTTCTGAGTTGAAATTAAGTAGAAAATGTTGGTGGTTAAATCCTTTCATTGATGCCAATCAATTTATGGATAAGATGATTAATAACTTAGATGCCGCATATAAGAATGCATTTGAACCTTCACAGCCTATTGAAGATAGAATAACTACATATTTCGATGTTGAGTTTATTAAGTCGATCAGATCATTCAGTAATTCACCATATCAAGTCCAAATGTCCACTCCAGGATTGAGTAACTAATATGTCTAGACCTTCAAAATATTTTAAGATTGAAGAACTAACACCTCCAGGGTTTCATAGTTGGAATTATCTGGATCAGCGTTTAGTTGACTTAGTAGATAAACTCCGTGAACTCAATGGAGCACCTGTACGTTGTAATTTTGACGGACATAATCATCGAGGGTACCGCGAGCCAGCTAGTACTGTAGGATTGCCAAACAGTGCCCATAGGAGAGGCATGGCGGCTGACTTGTTCTTCTACGACACGAACGGTCAACGAATAAACAAGTCCGGCGATGTGGCTTCTGCAGACGCAATGCGAGCCAGAATTAATCAATGGAAAGCCCAAGGATTGCTTCCTCAGCTAAGTTGGATGGAACCTGGAGTCACTTGGATCCATGTGCAAGTTTCTGGCTCAAAAACACAAAAAGATTCTGACCCTGATTTATCAATTCAAACACCACAGACGAGCCCAGGTAACCTGGACTTATATATTAAGCCAGTTCCTACTTTGGAATCTGATCAGTCTTCCAAGGTAAGTACATTAAAACCTGCCGGAAGGTCAACCTATGGACTGGCCATTGGTAATGAAATAATGTTGAGTTCATATGGAAGTGATAAGGGCTCTGTTGAGTTTTTTAGGAAATTATTTACTAAGGCTGGACTTGATAGTAATGAGATATCTAAATTAATACCCGCAATTGGAATATCTGAAGGTGCTACCGATGGGTATATTGCAACTACTGATCTTGAGTTGACAAATGAGAAATGTAATAAGCTATTATATGAATTCATTGATGCTAATAGTGCAAGACTTAAATCAAATTTCGGACTAATTTTAAGTGAACATCCTATAGAAATCAACACTGCATTAGTTTCGTATATTTTTGATGTTTCATTTGCTAATGAAAATGTCATAAAGGATATTGCAAATAAAATATCAGAATATCTAGTTAATAAAAAATATGATGACCTAGCTAATTTAATTGAACTACAAGGCAAGGGCAAAATATCATCTATTAAGAATAAGAGGATTAATGAGGCTAGATTAATTAGACTTAGAAAATCTGACAGTCCTAATTATTCCAAAGATAATAGAAATGAAATAGATCCAGATAGTTTCTTTAATGGTAAACAAGAAAAATTAGACGGAGATGTTGAATCTGCAAGAAACAACATAAGGAATGTTAGAAATAGTAAAAGTGCTGAAACTAAAGCTAATTCATCCCCAGGCCCCAGGGATGAAACATATCAAGAAATAACAAAAGATGTTTCAGACTCATTTAGTGATTTAATGTCAAAGCAACAGTTAATCACAGATAGTCATCACAATGAACTAGATAGTGAATACTTAATACGAGTTGATATTAAGAATAGATTTGCAAACCTAACTAGAAATTTAAACAAAACATATGCACAGGTAGAAAGTGATCTAGAAAAGGTCAGTAGCACAGACAACAATAGAATATCATATGCGTATTCTTTATTCCCATTCGGAAATGGGCTATTTTATGATGTAAAAATGAATGCAGTTAATAGGGCACAATATAGAATTAAAAAGCTAAAGAGTCAGATTGAAAAAGTTGAGGCGGAAATGCTTGAGTTAGGGGTTACTGACCTCTTAGCTATTTCTACGGGAATTGTTGGAGTTAGTGCAATTGCATTGGCTAGAATAATGACATTAAAGAATGAACACGGTGACATTAATAGTAAACTGGCGAACGAAATTGCTAACCTCAATAACCTAATGAAGGATTTAAATCATTACAATAAGAAGAACGTAAACATCTAATAAATATCGATATGGCTGATTTTTCAAAAACCACACCAACTTACACTAGGACTGAACTAGATTATTCAAAGATTTCATTTGATGAAGTTGTATCTGATATTGGTAGAATAGTTAATTTAGGGTCTAACAATTTACAGGATTTCTTTAGGTCATCCACCGGAAGACGTTTGGCTGAAATGTTTGCGGCCACCTTAAACGTAAACTGGAAATATCTTGAAACTGCGTTCCTGGAAAGTTTTTTAACTTCAGCACAAAATTATAGCTCAATCATTGCAGGATCTAGCTCACTTGGCTACTCAATTAGACGCCCGGTGTCCTCAAAAACCACATTTAGGGTTGAGGTTGGTGGATCGGTTGGAACATACAATGGTAAATTCACCATTCCGAAGTTTTCCAATTTCGATTTTAATGGCTTGAATTTCATATCACTTGATGAATATAATTTTTCATGGGACTATCTAGGTAACGTTACAGGTCCTTCTGAAGGAGCAACAATCATACAAGGCCAATTCTTAGTTAGAAGATTTATGGCCAATGATAAGAAAAAGTTCCAAAGATTTAGCTTTAATGATCCTACTTTTTCTGACTATTTTGGGCAAAATGATCCGCTAATTAATGACCCTAACCTTTTAAATAGAATCACCTCGGTCACCGTATCTGGAGTACCTTGGGAGATTGATAGAAGAACGTTGTACTCTCCAACTACAGACAATACTCCTACTGTTTCTAATGGAGTATTGATTGAGAGTACTAATAAAAGAGTATTACTTAGAACTGGAAATGATGGAAATATTGAGCTAATTTTTGGCGATGGGATTATTTCTGAAATACCTAGAGGTATTGTTGAAATTAGATACCTTTCAACTAAGGGATCTGCAGGAAACGTAATGAATGCCCAGGACGTTGAAATTACTTTCAATGGACCTGAGCCTATTAACTTTATTCCTGCGAGCATTTCTAATGATAATCTTGACATCTATATGAATAACAGTCCTCTCGGCGGAGATGACATTGAAAGTGCAGAATCTATTAAGTTAAATGCACCTCAGATATATGCCTCACTGGATCGCCTAACCACCAATGATGACTATAGGGCCGGACTTTCAACAATGCCAAATGTGAAATACGCAATTGCATACGGCGAAGATAGTTTAGCCCCAGGAGATTATAGATATTCAAACATTATTCAATATTCAGTGCTAAAAAACATATACATTTCAGATATAAATTCAAGTCAACTAGTTCCAGCAACTCCTGCCCAATATGTCTTTAGTGGAATTAAAACCGTCGATATTGTAAGAATGATGCAAGATAATTCAGGATGGCCTGTTGATGAATTGTCATCTCAATTTGAATTATCGTATTTGGATAATAACATTGACGACATTGAGAAATATAATTCATATGTAACTAACTACGGAACTATCTTTAGATTATCAAAACAAGATCTTGAGCAAGGGTCTGAATTAGCCACAATAAGTAGTGAACTTAGGCGTAAGAGTCAGTTGACTTGTAGGCATATATACATTCCACCTAAGGTACATAAGTTCAGAATGAAGGTGGAAATATATACCACCCCTATAGTGTCAAAGTCTGAATTAAAGACTAAGATCGCAAATGAGTCATATCAATATCTTAAAGAGAATACTAGATTCAATTTCCCAATTTATGGGTCTAAAATTATTAAACTAATTGAATCAAAAACAGGTGTTGTAGGGACACACGTATCTTTTGTTCCCGATGATGAAATTCCAAATGACTCAGTGTTCATCGACATATTAACTTCTGAAAGCATTGCGATTTTTTATAATGACCTAGTGCCAACGCTGAAACATATTCAGACTACTCTGTACAATAATACATTAAACACTAAACTATATCCAAAATTTAATGAAGATTTTGGCGAATATATGTCTTTGTTGTATAATAAATTCTGTAAGTTAAGCAATACTACATTTGAAATTACAAAAATGAATGAGAGAAATATATCAGCATTCCTAGATACCATTTACAGATATACTCTTGGAAACCTAATATTGAACCCTCTCATATATGGAACTCCAGCAAATCTAACTGCAATAATTAATAACAGTCAATTCAACAATCCTAGTACTGGAGAAAATGTGTTTGATATCTTCGTAAGATGGGCGGCACAGTTCAGATTGGATACTAATTATTATTCTGCTAAGGCGCTAATAACCCCTGAAGGGGATATTGGTAACTTTTCTATTCCACATGAGATTGCCCAAATTCATATTGATAGTACCAATGACATAACTGTCACCGGAAAAACATATTAAACACAACTAAACTTTAGATTTCCAATAGTAAATCCGCTAGCCGAATTTCCGACTAGTGAATTTACTGATATTTTTTGATAATCAATAGATGCAAGTGGAATCATTGTCCATTCAGTTTCAATTGAATTGTTACTATTTGCTATCCTTAGCTTATAATAAAAAGATCCAGGAAGAGTAATTACTTGGTTAGTATTTGAGACTACAGTTATTGCGCCGTCTCCAGGAATGTATTTCAGACTATATGTTACTTTTAAAGTATCTTGAGATGAAACTAACAATTCACCATATTTGTTGTAATTGTTAGTTTCGTATCTATTTCTCCTAATACCCAATGCATAAACTGAATAATCTATTCCAGAATATGTAGTAGATATTATTGGATGAGTTGCTAGTGAATATTTTCCAGCGTAGTTATTAAAATCATTAATTAGCGAGTCGAATGAAATTTCTAATATCCCAAGTCCGCTATTACCTAAAACTTCAAAAGTCAGGTTATAATTAGGATTCATTATTACGTTTCGAGTAATTGATGAATTTTCACTCATAAAGAGTGTATTGTTGCCAACAATAATATTTCCAACCATATCCCAAGGAGAACAAGCAAAAGAAAACGTAAATGTTTTAGTTGCCACAGCAGAATCATTAAAACCATTCATATGTGAAATTGCCTTAACAATTATGGTAGAATCTCCCCTATTAGGGAATATGTAATGATCTGCAACATATTTTGTTGAATATTTTGTAGGAGTCGTCCCATCCAAAGTATAATAGATATCTCCCCCTAAATTTGTGATTTCAAGAGCTAACCTATCAGAACTAATAGCATTACTTGTAACAATTGTTGGAGTAGAAAGAGTATTTGTTTTTACAATGTTCAACGGAAAGGTTATTACGTTACTTTTTAAATACTCACCATTATATGCAAAGAATTTTAAAGTACATGCGTCGTAAATATTATAAAATGATCCAGAATGTGCAACATAGCAGTTACCTGCAGAAATATTTGGAACATCTCCATTTGTAGTGAAGTATATGTCAATTCCTTCAGGGCTAGTAAACTGAATGGTAGTATGGTCATCCAGACCATCTAATGTCAATATGTCATATGATACTGAAGGATCTGCGGCCTTTTTGTATACTAGTATTGAGTATGTAATGTTTTCAGAATTCTTTGT